TACGAACTTCTTTTATTTTTGCAATTAACTCGAATATATCAAAATAGCTGTCACAGCCAGTATAACAACGAAATAGGGCGGTGTTCTCATAATAATATAATTTGTGAGAGCCCTCGCCCGGCTCATTATGACAAATAGTGGCAGAGATAAAACCAAAATCTGTTTTGCGAGGGTCGCCGCCCAATTCTTCAACAATATCAAACACCATATCGGTGGTTAATTTTCCTTTGATTTCATCCTTGTCATATTTCATCATAAAATTTTACCCTTCGATACGAATCTCCGTCACCGTGCCGAGCAGACCAAAAGTATCATTGATATAGTCCATGACCCAATCCTTGGTATTAACATTCTTGGGAGCCTGCTCACGCAGATCCTCATACATGCCACGAGGCATCACATATTCCAGTTCACGTCCCCAAATAACCTTATTAGTATTAGCCATATTAATCCTCCTCAAATGCTGATTCCTCTTGTGTCAGCACTTTTATATCTTCAATCGTTTGTAGTTCATACATAAAGTCAGTTAAAAATACTGGCTGAATGCGGCAAGTTCCCAAATCTGCCTTACACCAAAGAATAACTCCTTTATATCGACCTCGTCTATTCTTATAAATAGATAGTTTGATATTTGGCGTGCCAAAATTAGGATTGCGAGAAAGCACATTCTCAAGAGATGCCAAATCAACTTCTTTTACAGGAAGTAAAATAGAACCATAGTCAATCTTATCAGCGATAGCCTTTGCACCACGCAGAAGATTCTGGTCAGGAGTTTTCGCGTCCTGATAATCACCATTTAATTGAGTCGCAGACATAATGAAAACATTATGCTTCACGCAGATCTCCTTAATGCGCGCAGACAGCATAAACAAGATATTATCTTCACGAAGTGCAACCTTGCCAGCTTTCTTACTAATCTCTTCCAAGATTTTCAGACTAGTGTGAATGTAATCATGAAATACATACTGAATGTCTCTTTCACGCAGATTACGTTTGATTACATTTTCAACATCCTGTAGATTAAACTCTGGCAGTTCTTCGATATAAAGCGGAGACTCTTTAATGATTCTTGCTGCCTCAAATACTCTATCTCTTTCGCCAGGATCATACTGACCATTCAGAATATGCTCTTCATTTACGTTAGACAAAAATGCGAGCATCATTGTTTGAATTTCATCTTTATCCTGTTCAGTGCCGATGAACAAAGTTGGCAAAGCTTGACCATTCTTTACCCATCCAAATTCTTCATCATAAAAACGATTACAGCCGATAAAACATGCATCGGCAATCATACTACGAGTCTTACCAACGCCAGTGGGAGCAGATCGTAGATAAAACTTGCCAAGTCTTGCCCCTCTTGTAATGGTGTTAATATAATTACCAAATAGAGGAACACCAACATCAGGCACTTCTTCAAAACGTCGAATCAGTTCTTCAATACCATCGCCTGCAGGGTAAGACGCTCCATAAAGACCCTCGCCTTCTGCGTACTCTTCCCTAATAGTAGCGATTTTGCTATCAATAGTATCAGCGATAGTTTCGAGTGATACATTATCAAACCATTCCTCTTGAGCTTCTTTCTTTTTCAAATCCAAAATATTGTCAGGGTCATACAAGAAAGATACATCCAAACCAAAATTATCATATGCGCGTAGAAGAGTCATTTTCTTCAGTCTATCATAATAATATTTAAATGTGGTTGTAGATGCAATTGCGCCCACTTTTTGCAGATACTCATTACCTTTATTTACGTCAAAGATTGCCTTTTTCTTAGGCTTGGTATCTAGAAAGTCATTGATTGCTTCAAGAGTAATAGACTTAACGCCAGACTCATGCAACTTATAAATTGTACCATAAACAATCTTATGGAAATCTTCTGGAAAATCTTCCTCAGTTACAACATATGCTTCTTGCATGTCGAGCAGTTTAGGTTCATTATATACACAACCAATGACTTGCATTATCGCTGTGCTATCTACATATTTAGAACCCATTGGTTACTCCTCCTCGTCTAAAAACGCAAATAATTTTCTTTTCTTTTCCACTCTCTTTGGACGAGGAATAACAATTTCTCTCTTTGGAGGAGCGGTATATTGCTCAATTGGTTTTACCTCATTGGTTTGTTTCGCCATCCAAATATGGTAATAATAGTTAAATGCATCTTGATATACATATGGAACAATACCAATACCACCGTTGGCTTTTTCTGTGGAATTACCTTTGACTTCATAGAAATAAGTCAATGCTTTCAGAATTCCTGTATAAGAATAATTCTGATTGTTGTGATAATCAGTAATTTGTTTCCGCACTCGCGCATTTATCGTATCCAAATTGAGTAGTTTCTTGATGTATGCCTCAAGCGCCATCAAGTCTTTCTCCTCTTGAGACATTTGAGCGAGGTGTTCTGCATGACACTGGGTATGTGCATATCGACGAGAATTAACCTGCACAAAATCTAACATTTTATCTCTATCGAAGGATTTGCCACAATATGGGCATTTTACTACATGTGCCATCACCGACGCTCCTTTCTATATTCCTTCTACATATATTATATCATATTTTTTAATAAAAGTCAAGCCACGGAGTATTTCATCCGTGGCTCGTATATGAGAGAGATTAGGCTAGAGTGCGGAGCTCCTGAAGGATCAGGTCAAGCTGAGGTGCATCATCTTCGGTGCAATCTCCAACCTTCTTTTCGCCGCCCAGATACTCGGCTACGATGCCAGAAATCTTAGAACGGTTAGCCGGGCTCTTGCTCATAAGCTGACCGACGATAGTCTGGAATTCATCAATCAGGGCCTTGAAATCATAGGTCTTAGCTTCAGGTGCAATATGCAGGTTTGCCTTAGTTGCGGTAACGTACTTGTTTCCAGTTTCCTGAGCTTCCTTCTCGATAGCATCAGTAATTGCCTTTACAAGATTATCATAGGTGAAGGGGATGGAATCCACAATATACTTGAAACGAGAACCAGCGACATAACGAGGAGTCTCGCGCAGGAACAGACGAGTCTGAACACTACCATCGGCTTCCTTAACAGGACGACACATACCGATAATATCGCAGGTACGCTCACAGATTAGGCGAGCCTTATTTTCAAGAGTGGGCATAATCTGATCGTACTCATTACCTTGTTCATCCTTCAAGGTCTTTTCCTTAGAGTGAGAGATCAGAACGAGGCCATAATCCATCTGCAGAATCTTACGAATACAGGTGTCAAACTCACGCTGAGCAAGAGCATAACCACCGCCATAAGGAATGTCGCCAATCTTGGATACACCATTCTGCTGACAGACATAATCAGTGCAATAATCCCAAGCAATGTCTGCGGTATCCATAACCACAGTCTTGTACATTTCCTTGGTTTCATCTTCGCGCAGATCCATTAGGAAGCTACGGAACTCACGCCAGCTATTAACGGGAATAGCCATAATACCGGGAATTGCGGAATAACCCTTTTCGAAAGCAAATACAAGGGACTTGGGGAAATGAGAAGCAATGGTAGTCTTACCAGACTTAGGGGTACCATAGAAGAGAACGGAGTAACCACTGAGGTCTCGAGAGACCTCATGTGGCTTAATCATTGTAAGAGCATTGGCCATATTACTTCTTCCTCCTTAATTAGAAATTATAACCGGAAGCAGCAGTATTAGCCATAGCAGTCTTAGCAGCCGCACCGTTAGTCTTGGAATTCTGGTAGTCCTCCTGACGCTTCTTTACGCCAGCAAGATAAATCTCACGATCCTGCAGAGCCTTCTTCATTTCCATTGCGGTGATGGTGCTATCATCATCCCACATATAAGGAACCTTGGAAGTACCAGTAATTACGAAATCACGATTGGTGGTCTCACGAATGCGAACAGAAGCCTCACCGAATGCAGACTCTTCAGTAATCTCAGTCTTAATAGTCTGAGAAATCTGACGACCCCAAACCTTGGTAAAGGTAGGATTCGCAGGAGAGCAATCTAGCTTCTGGAAGTACTTCATACCATTCTCATTCAGAACGGAATATTCAACAGGAAGCAGTGCATTACGGAAGTCGAATGCATATCCCATAACAACAACCTTGGCAGGCAGATTACGCTCAGGATCAGCCTCAACATCACGGACACCAGTGATCAGCATATCGGTTTCAAAATAGGAACGCTTCTTCTCGTCCTCATCAATCTCATTCACAATGTGAACGAAACCACCCTCGTTACGCTTCGCGCAAACAGGTTTCTCGTCCTTCAGATCTGCGAAGAACTCATTCAGACCAACCGCAGAATCAATGCGAACCTTCATAGCATTATCGCGGCCAACCTTCACAACAGAAGGATTCTCGTCGATGATACGAGCAAGCGCATTATAAGTGTTATTAGTGCCACCCTTAGAAGTGGTAGCAGTCACATAGGAGAAATGAACGGGCACAACATTCATACCCTTGTCGTCAGTAGCCACGTTCAGAATGCCGTTGATAAACTCGGTACCGGGATTCTTGGAAGTATCGCCGCTTACCTTCTTCTCCAGCTTGTGGTCATACACCAGACCCTCAATGTGAGTAGTATTAATCATCTTCTTCATAAATTAGTTATCTCCTTCAAAATCAACATTCTTACCTTTTTCAGTAATGGAATACATAATAGGGTCCTTGCCAACCTTTTCAACATATCCATCCGTTACGAGCTTACGCATCGCGCCAGAAACAGACTTCGGAGCAATGAACAGGGCTTCCGCAATGTCTCGAGCCTTGTACATTCCCTCGGGCATCTGCTGGAGTTGCTGTAGAATTAGCTTACCATTGTCGGTAAAGGCAGGCTTGGCAGATGGTACATCAGCGTTCTTGAGAGCCTCCCAATAAGCCTTAGCACCATCGGTGGGTTCAATGGAACTCTCGGAAATCATTCCCTCGACCCAAGTAATAAATTCCTGCTGTTTAGACATCTTTTTCTTCTCCTTTGATTTATTTGACGGTTCTTTATCAACCTTACATATATATTATATCAAAAAATTTCATTTTTGTCAAATTTCTTCGCAAGTTCAGAGAAAATCTCAAAAACAGACTTGAAAGTTCCATCTGGATTTAAAACGGTAACACCAAGAGCGGAGAAATCCTGTTCTGTCATTTGCGCCGCAGCGAGTTTTCCACAAATTTCGCGGAGCGCTTTTCCGCAAACTTCTGCAGGAGTTGGGACGAACATTTCATCAATAAAGATAAACTCCTGTGCATATGGAAGAGTGCGAGCCCAAGCAATAAAACTGGTAAGATTCGGATCTTCTTTACCAGACCATTCATTTAATTTATGGAAACGACGCTGACCCTTGGAACACATTGCAAGAAGATTTTCATAATTCATGGTAACAGTACGAGTCTGCAGCCAGCCTTCGGGCAGCCAGCGGACAAGCTCTTTCCATAAATGATATTGCATTTCTTCGCAATGATCAAGCCACTCTTCATCGCCAGTGGGAAGTTTAGCGGCTTCTTGCCAACGAATATAATCCTGTCGAATATCTTCAAGATGTTCAATCAAATGATCAGTAAACATTTCCATATGCCAATGGTCAAGATATCCAACTTCATGACCGGCTTCGGTGACTCCGCTCTGATCAACTTTTTGAACACTTAAATCTTCACAAAAATCATCAATTTCAAAAGACTCACGAGTAATTGGCTTACTCATTAACTTGTGCATAGTAGATGTGGAATTTGCAACAGTGCCAACCTTATAGGTGTCAAATTCCTTCCACCAATAAAGAGGAGCGGTAATATCGACAGATACAAAAATCTGACGTAAAAACTTACGATGCTCAGGGCCAGCCTTAATAAGAGTCTGAGCGAGCTTCATATCCTTGGGACCAATCCAATAAAAACCGCGCGCAGGACCTTCCGGATCATCGAACGGCATTTCCCAACTATCAGATTGCTTCCAACTATTCTTTGGGTTTCTCATACCACGCAATGCGTGTTCAAAACCCCAAACATCTGTTTCTGCAAACTTCATATTTTAATCCTCATTACTTAATGTATAGCCAATTAGCGGACCATTCATACCAAGAGCGCACTGAACAAAATCTTCAATTTCATCCACAACCATTGC